GTGATTTTAATTGTATATACGTTCTCCACACCTTTGTGGAAAAGTATTATATAACCTGTGTATTAAGGTGTATTTCTGTGGAAAAGTGTGTGTTTAAATGTCATATAGACCCTGAACTTATGTGCTTTTAAATGTGTCATAGAGTGATACTTATGATGATTTAAATGTGTCATAGAGTGATACTTATGTGCTTTTAAATGTGTCATAGAGTAGTGATCTTAGGCAGCAGTCTAACACGAACTCCGCAGAAATGTCAAGCACCCCGATATAAGTTTTTACAGGGATTGACAACGCAAAAATATCAAAGTTTCTTATAAATACTGATTGGAAGATTGACAATATCCCTCAGGCATTCTATACTAGTAAAGTCATCACCACAGGACACCAATCATGTCAGTCGCTATCAGTCAGGCACAGAAGCAACGTTATAGAATTACGTTGGATATTGAGGTTCTAGAAGACTTCAACCCACATAATATTGATTGGGAGAATCTATTTGAACTTGAAGGGAATGAACAGGTGATTGATAGTTACGTAGAGGACCTGAGTAATCCTGTCAGGTGGTAGTCTGGTAGGGTAAGCAAAGAGATTAAGAGATTCTGCAGACCGGTCAAAAGGGGTTGACCGGGGCGGTGAAAGGTGCCATACTATAAGAGTCAAAGGAAAACAAACAAGATGACTCAAGCAACCATCACCACCGCTCCCGAAACCTACAACGGTTGGGCAAACTATGAGACCTGGAACGTCGCCCTGTGGTTGAGCAACGATGAGGATCTTTATGGAATCGCGCAAGGTTGGGCAGAGCACGGCTACAAGTCACTCTCGCACATCTTGATGGAACTCATGCCCCGGGGCACAACTCTTGATGGAGTTAAGTGGAACGATGAAAATTTAGATATTGCAGCACTCAACGAAATGTTACTAGAATTCTGATACTTAGCATCACGGGGGTTGACATCAGTCTCCCTCCGTGATATGATGGAGGCGACTATCAGTTTTTGACAGTGTTTTTGCGGGCGTTTGTTTATATCGTCGGCGGGCGTGATATAAAATCAATGGGTCCCTGTAACCTACAGAGGTGACAGATCGACCTCGATATATAATGCGAAAGTTGATTTCATTTAGGAAAAAAAATTCCCGGAGGTAAAAAACCAATGGAAAAGGTTTATCACATATATGCAAAGAAAGAGTGTTTATATAACAATCTAACAGAAGAGCAATTTAAGAATACATGGGAAACCCTCAGAGGAATGGTTGGTCTAATGAAGACTGATTATACCTTTGAGGATTTAACATATGAGGAATGTACCCTTCAGGGGTCTTATCGCCCCCTTGGAGTACGTTCGGTTAATACCACAGAACCTCTTGGTGACGATAGTTATTGACAGACTACATACACCATACTATAATTGAACTGAAGTAATTTCAAAAACATGGCAAAAGGATTTACTGTAAAAGCAAAAACCCCTGCTCCGAAGAAAAAAGAGGACTGGGATATTACATCAATCAAAGAGAGAATGAAAGGTAAGACAATTGTATTTTGTCTACCTGGACGTGGATGTTCATTTACGTTCTTAAAGAATTTTGTACAACTGTGCTTTGATATGGTACAGAATGGAATGAGTATTCAGATCAGTCAAGATTACTCTTCTATGGTTAACTTTGCACGTTGTAAGTGTTTAGGTGCTAATGTACTTCGTGGTCCTAAGCAGATTCCTTGGGATGGTAAGTTGCCGTATGACTATCAGTTGTGGATTGATAGTGATATTGTGTTTAACACAGAGAAGTTTTGGCAGTTGTGTGATATGGCAATTGCTGAAGATGGTACAGAGAAAGAGATTGTTGCGGGATGGTATGCTACTGAAGATGGTGTAACTACATCTGTAGCACATTGGTTAGAGGAAGATGAGTTCCGTAATAATGGTGGAGTAATGAACCACGAAACAGTGGAATCCATCAGTAAGCGGCGTAAGCCATTCACTGTAGACTACACAGGTTTTGGATGGGTGCTCATTAAGAAGGGTGTCTTTGAGAATCTTGAATATCCTTGGTTTGCTCCTAAGATGCAAGTCTTTGAGAGTGGTAATGTACAGGACATGTGTGGCGAAGATGTGTCGTTCTGTCTTGATGCTAAGGAAGAAGGATTTGATATTTGGTGTGACCCTCGTATCAGAGTTGGTCACGAAAAAACTCGCGTTATTTGAGGTATTAAACTATGGCAATGATGAAAGGCGGATCTTATGTACCCGCAAAACCGAAGAAAACTCGTCAAGGTAATTCACAGAATACGTTGCTTTCCGCGACTTCTCGTAACAAAGCAAAAAAGAAGTATCGGGGACAAGGTAAATAGTGCTAGAGTTACGTTATGTAATATGGCAGCACTTATTTGTAACCTCCCCTCAGTAGAGGTATGGGTAAGAAAAGAATATCTTACTGATCATCAATTTGGTCATGGAGAATTTGTTAAGGGCGTCTGGGTATCGTGTAAATCGATACCTGGGCGTGCTTTTTATTTTGAGACATATTTACCAGAATATGCGGCAATGTATGATAAGTTGCCTATTAGCGCATTTGTCTCAGAACCAGAAACACCAAATCCTGATATGAATTTACCTAATTTACAGTTTTGGAACTGTATGGACTATGGTGTAGTATCAATTCATAAACAATTCATTGGTAGTATGGATTTTGAATTGTATACACGCGATTTTGGTATTCAGAAAGGTACATATATCTGTACAATAGACAATTATCATCAAGATTGTGATGTAATTGACTATGCAACAAGTGAAAATCCAGCTGAACATAAGTCACATAACCTCATTGAGTTGAATAATGGTCAGTATGCACTGTATCCAAATAATAGAATGCGTATTTTTGACAATAGTTTGACACCTGTTGACCCCAAAATGCCTGATTTTAAGGTTTCAACTGAATATTATAGTGTTGAAAATGGATTTGAACGTCTTGGAATGGGTCGTGAAGACGAATATTTTTGGAAAACAGCAAAAGAGCGTAAAAATGAAGAAGAAAAACCCGAAGATATGTACAAATCACAAGATGGGCGTCCTTTAGACCTTCAATAAATACGAAAAAAGAGGAAATATGGCAACTGAACACGATTTTTTAGACAATTTGGCAAATCATCAGCATCAGAAGATGCTTCGTGAGATTGCAAATGATGATTTGACACCAAAAAAGAAAAAACTTCATCAAGAAGGTGAAATTTTCTCTAATGAGAGTGATCCAGAACCACTTTATGAGTAAAGAATTCAGAAAATCATTGATAAATAATACATAATTGCCGTATTGTTGTGCCTTTAGAAAGGATAAGTCAAGGATTTAAAGATATTAGCATGTCTTTTCAGACTAATCCTCTGACAAAAGATTTGATTGCAATGAAAAATGAAAACGCAATTGCAAGATCAGTAAAAAACATTGTTTTTACAAATCCTGGGGAGAAATTTTTCAATCCAAGATTTGGATCACGCATTACTGAATCTCTTTTTGAAAATGCTGATGATTTAACTGCTATTGAAATTCAAACTCAGATTGAAGATTCAATTAAAAGGTATGAACCAAGAGTTAATTTGAAATCTGTAAGAGCGTTTGCTGATATAGATGGTAATTCATTTGATGTCGTTATTGTATATGACATTATTGGGGCTGATATTCCACCACAACAATTAGAATTCGTATTGCAACCAACAAGGTAAAATGTCACTAGTAAATTTTACAAATTTAGACTTTGAGGACGTTAAAACTACTCTCAAAGAATACCTAAAGTCAAATTCCAATTTTACGGACTATGACTTTGAAGGTTCTAACCTATCAACAATTTTAGATTTATTAGCATACAATACGTACATTACTTCGTATAATGCTAATATGGTAGCAAACGAAGTTTTTATTGATACGGCAACTTTAAGAGAAAACGTAGTTGCGTTAGCAAGAAATATTGGATATACTCCCAGATCAAGAAAAGCAGCAACATCCGCAATATCATTCTTTGTAGATGCATCTAACATAACACCCAAACCAGCGTCTATAACCCTCCGTAAAGGGACTGTAGCAGCGTCTAGGGGAACTTTTGGTGGTTCTAGTGGGTCTTTCTGTATTTTAGATGATATAACCGTTCCTGTTGTCAATGGGATTGCTGCTTTTAATGAAATACCAATCTATGAGGGGACGGTTGTAGAGAAAAACTTTACTTACAGTGCTAGAAATCCTCAACAAAAGTTTATTCTACCAAATGCTGGGGTTGACACAGATTTGATTAGAGTTGGCGTTAAAAATAATTCATCTTCAACTGCAACTGTAAAATATTCTTTACAAGATAACTTATTCTATGTTGGAAGCGATTCAAGAATCTACTTTTTACAAGAAGTTGCGGATGAAAGATATGAAATATTCTTTGGTGATGGAGTTTTTGGTAAAAAACTAGATGATCAAAATTATATTACAGTAACTTATTTGGTCACTAATGGAGATTCTGGAAATGGATTCTCACAATTTGCTTTCAATGGTAGATTGACTTATGTAAGAGATGGAAATGAATATACAGTTACCTCTGGCATATCACTTTTAACACCAGAGTATAGTTCCAGAGGTGGATCTGCAATTGAAGAAGTTGAGTCTGTTAGAAAATATGCTCCAAAGATTTACTCAACTCAAAACCGCGCAGTAACTGCAGATGATTATGAAACATTGATTCCAGCAAAGATATACCCTGATACAGAGTCCATTTCTGTATTTGGTGGAGAAGAATTAATCCCTCCTCAATATGGAAAGGTTTTTATCAGTATTAAACCTAGATTTGGAGATTTCCTTCCAAATTTGATTAAAGACAATATCAAACTAAAATTAAAAAAATACGCAGTAGCAGGAGTTGTTCCTGAAATCTTGGATCTTAAGTATCTTTATCTTGAGGTAAGTTCAAAAGTTTATTATAATACCAATCTAGCACCATCGGCAGCTGATGTTTCAACAGTAGTTTCTAATAATGCGTCTAAGTATGCTGATTCTACTGAATTAAATAAGTATGGTGCTCGATTCAAATACAGTAAGTTTTTGAAAGTGATCGATGATAGTCATGAAGCAGTAACATCAAACATTACTGTCGTGAAGATGAGAAGAGATTTGAGAATTGTACCCAATACTATTGCTGAATATCAAATTGGATTCGGTAATCAGTTTCATATTTTCAGCATAAATGGTTATAACATAAAATCTAGTGCATTTAGAGTTTTTGGAATTCCTGAAAATGTTTATCTTAGTGATATTCCAAATACAAATAGACAAACTGGAACTCTGTTTTTCTTCACCGTACCCAATGTAGGTTCTCAAAACCCAACAGTCATACGTTCTAACGTCGGTACTATTGACTATGTAAATGGTATTATAACCATTAATGCAATTAATATTATTGCGGGAATGGAAAAAGACGGACAACAGACCATAGAGATTCAAGCAACACCTTTGTCAAATGATGTTGTTGGATTACAGGACCTTTATTTGCAACTAGATACTAGTAACAGTACGTTTGAAATGGTATCAGACGAAATCGCATCAGGACTTGACCCATCAGCATCAAATTACATTGTTTCTTCTTCTTATGCAGAAGGTAATTTAGTTCGTGTTGGTGGACCTGAAAATGCTGCAATTACTACAGCAAACACCACGGTAAATACAACTACTTCCACTAATAGTTCTTTTGCTGGTACAACTTCAGGAACCTCTGGCGGTTCATCAGGATCGGGTTCAGGTAGCGGTTACTAATTTAGAGATATAGAAAAAATGGCAGAAACAAGAATCAAATTTAGCAGCATCGTTAAGAATCAACTCCCAACTTATGTTGAGAATGAGTTCCCTCTTATCTCTGAATTTTTAAAACAGTATTATCTTGGTCAGGAATATAAAAGCGGTCCTGTTGATTTAATACAAAATATTGATCAGTATATAAAGGTTGATGAGCAAACTAATTTAAACTACGAAACTGCTCTGAATGGCGATGTTGATGAATTTACAACGACAATAAATGTAACTTCAGGTGGAACAAATAATTTCCCAGATTCTTATGGTCTGCTGAAAATAGGGGATGAAGTAATAACCTATACTGGAAAAACTACGTCTTCTTTTACTGGATGTGTTAGAGGATTTGTTGGAGTAACATCATATAAATCAGATTCCAAACAAGGGGATCTTGTCTTCAATTCTACCTCAGCTTCCGAGCATTCTGATGGAGCAAAAGTAGAAAATTTAAGTTGCCTTTTCTTAAAAGAATTTTTAAATAAAACTAAAATTCAGTTTTTGCCTGGATTATCTGATAGACCTTTATCATCAAATGTAAATCAAAATGTCTTTATAAAGCAATCAAAAGACTTTTACTCATCTAAAGGAACTGATGAGTCCTACAAAATTTTATTTAAATCTCTCTATGGTGTAAATGTTGAGATAACAAAACCAAGAGATTATCTACTTACACCTTCAAATGCCAATAATTTAGTAACTTCCAATTTTTTAGTAGAATCAATTACTGGCAATCCTTCAGAATTAGAGAGTAAAACTATATTTCAAGGGGATAATGATGAAACATATACCGCAATATATGATATTGAAAAAGTAAATGCCGGAACTGGAAAAACTTACTATAAACTTTCTTATGATGATGGATATAACAGAGATTCTAGATCTTTAGGATCAACTGTCGGTACTTTTAAAGTTGCACCAAAAACTCATATTATTGGAAATGTATCTACAGGATCTACTTTTATTGATGTTGACTCAACAATTGGATTTCCAAATTCTGGAGAGATTTATGTAAAATATCCAAATTCAAATACAAATACAACAGGTATTGTTTCTTATACATCTAAAACAATAACACAATTTTTAGGTTGTAGCAATATTACAGATACTTTGATTGACGGTGATACTTTAAGTACGGAAGATTTTGCTTCAATAAAACCAGATGATAATAACAATCCCATTGAAGTTCGTCTTTCGTCGGTTCTGTCTGGTTTTTCAAAACAAAATGGTATATTTGACTATAAACCAGGAGATAAATTTAATATAAAAACTCTTGGTATTGAAGATGATTCATTTAAATTTAAAAACTGGTTATATAACAACCCCGTTAAGTATTTAATTAGTAAAATTGAATTAATTAGTACGGTTTCACCAAAGACTTACAAATTAACTTTAAACAAAGAAAATTACTTATCTCTTGGAGATTCTGTAACTATAACTTCTTTGACTGGAGCGACATCTTTTGATGCAAAAGTTAGTGATATTATTACAGATAAAATTATAACAATTAAAACTTCCGATACTATTAATGTATCATCAAGTTATTCTTTATTGAAAAAATTGAGAAAAGTTACGTCTTCGACTTTTCCTAGTATTAATAAATTTCACGCAAACGTTCAAAATGTCTATAAAAAACAATATGGCAATTCAATTTTAGTTGCATCAAACTCTTTGCCCTCATTTAAAGATGTACCAATTATTGCAGCAAAATCACTAAAAACCTTTAGTGGTACATTTTTTGGTGAAACATTGAATATAAACGATCATGGATTTTATAGTGGAGAGTCTGTATATTACACTCCTCAAGTAAGCACAACAACTGTTTCTCTTGATGGAGAATCTGTAACTAATCGTTCTATTACTTCATCTTTATTTGGAGGAGATACTGGTGGCGAAGGAGCATATTATGTCTTTAGAGTAGATAATAATAATTTAAAACTAGCAAAATCTTTATCTAACTTATATACATCAAATTTCGTAACCGTAGAGTCAACAAATACAGTTACTTCTAATACTATAGAATTGCTGGAAACTAGAGGTAAAAATATAGATTCTCAGAAACTTTATAGAGAAATTTCAACACAAATTGATAATGAGGTCAAATCTGAAACAAAACCAGGAGCCACTGGAATATTAATTAATGGTGTTGAAATTTTAAATTATAAATCAAAAGATATAGTTCACACTGGACAAGTAGGAAAAATTGAAGTATCATCTCCAGGAAACGGATTTGACGTAATTAATCCACCAGTGTTAAGTATATCAGATTCTGTTGGAACTGGTGCGACTGGATTTCTTGCAATTAGCGGAAGTTTAAGAGAAATACAATTAATTAATAGAGGATTTGATTTTACAGAAACTCCCACTGTTTCAATAACAGGTGGAAATGGAATTAATGCTAGAGCATCAGTAAATACAAAACTAATCTCTCATTCTGTAGAATTTTTCTCCGATTTACAATCTAATAAAGTTTCCTTAGGTACTACTTCTACTATTGGATTCTCCACTTATCATAAATTTAGAAACGGAGAGCAGGTAGTATATAAACCAAATTCCCAACAGGTAGTCGGTGGTCTATCAACTAATTCAACGTATTTTGCAGAAGTTGTTGATGCAACTACAATTAAATTACACAATACTTTAGAACAAGCAATTGTTGGTATTAATACGGTTGTTTTATCCTCTTACGGTATTGGAAAACATACCTTAGAGTGTGTAGCGAAAAAGTCTATCATTGATTCAATAAACATTGTTGATAATGGGACTGGGTATGAAAATAAAAAAAGAACAGTTGTTTCTGCTGGTATTAACACTTCATCTAACACCATTGCCATAGAAAATCATGATTATAAATCTGGAGAAACATTAAAGTATTCTGCTGGAACAAGTGCAATCGGCGGATTAAGTGATGGAACTAATTACTACGTTACGGCAATTGACAGTGATACATTTAAATTATCTGAAGTTGGTTCATCTACTGATAAAACTTTCTTCTACAGAACAAAACAATATATTGATTTAACTAGTTCTGGTTCGGGAACTCAAACTTTTAATTATCCTCTAATATCTGTTGTTGTAGAGGGTCCTGTTGGTATAGCAACTGTCACGGGGATTGAATCGAGCGCATATAAAGCAGAAGTTCAACCTATTTTTAGAGGAGAACTAACATCAGTACATTTATCAGATAAAGGATCTGGATACGGAACTAAAGAGATTATTAATTTTAATAAATTGCCAGATGTCTCTGTAATTTCTGGAAGAAACGCCCAGGTCAAACCCATTGTTTCTGCTGATGGTAAAATCATAGAAGTTATTATAGAAAATATTGGTTCTAATTATACATCCATTCCAGACTTAGAAATAATATCTACTTCTGGAGTAGGGTGTGTTTTAACTCCAATTTTTGTAAATGGAAGTCTTCGCGAAGTAAAGGTTATAGAACCAGGATCAGGATACATTTCTGGAGAAGTATCTATTGAAGTCGTTACATCAGAGGAAGATTTTTCTTTTATTCCAGAGATACAAAAGTGGAGAGTAAACTTATTTGAAAAATTATATGTTAATAATGTAATAGAATCCGATGATATTATTTTACAAAAATCGCTGAGCGACAAATATGGTCTGCAATGTTACTCACTATATGCACCAAGACCATTAAGAGAAATGGTGTATTCGGTTTCGGAAGGTGGAGAGATTTTATATGGAAAACCTGATTTAAAAATAGTAAATTCTCAAGAAACAGTATTTACAGACCACTCTCCAATTATTGGTTGGGCCTATGATGGAAATCCAATCTATGGTCCATATGGATACTCTAATAATGATGGTGGAGTAGTTACATTAATGAAGTCCAGTTATAGACTCAATACATCCCGCGTAAATGGACCATCAGTTTCAGTTTTTCCACTAGGATTTTTTGTAGAAGATTTTACTTATTATGAAAATGGTGATGATTCTTATCTCGATAGAAATAATGGAAGATTTTGTATAACACCAGAATATCCAAATGGAACTTATGCTTATTTTGCTACAGTTAATCCTGATGGTGTAGAATCTTCTGGGTCGTTTGAAAATTACAAACGACCAGTATTCCCATATATTTTAGGAGACAAGTATAAGTCTACTCCAAATGAGTTTAACTTTAAAAAATCTTCCAATCAAGATGATTATGATATTGAATCAAATAATTGGTGTAGAAATACCATTTCATATAATTTGAGAGAAGATGATATTGACTATCCCTACATATATTCTCCAAATAATTTATCTCAAACTGGAGAAATTACATCTACAAATAAAGGAAAAGTTTCAAAAGTAGAAGTAAAAAGTCCTGGAGATAATTATAAAGTTGGAGATACATTAAACTTTTCTGACGGGGATACAACTGGATTTGGAGCGGCTGGAAGGATTTCTAGACTACATGGCAAATCTGTTACTAGTCTAAATTCCTCTACAACTCAAGTGTCCAATGTTGAACTAATCCCTTCGAATAAAAAAGGATTATACACTGTACAATCAGCGTCTCCTCATAATCTTCAGAATGTAAACATTGTTAATATTAGTGGCATTTCTACAACATCATCAAAAATTGAAGGTTCATATTCAATTGGTGTTTCAAGTGAGAGTTTTAAAATAGTTGGACTGGGAACTACGGGAGTTGCTATTGGAGATACAAATATTACAGGATTAGTAACTTTCTTTAATGTATCATCAAGTTTGATTGAATCGAATATTATACCAAATGATATTTTGGGTATTGGAACAGAAAAAGTAAAAGTTTTAAATATAGATAGAACAAATTCTAGATTTAGAGTTTTACGAGCAGTAAATGGCACTGTTGGTGCAATTCATACTATTGGATCTGTTTTATCTGAAGATCCAAGAAGATTTACAATAAATTCTGGATTCAAAACAAGATACAATTTTAAGAAAAACCGAGAAATATATTTTGAACCATCAGAAACTGTAGGTCTTGGTACTACTGCTGTTGGAATTGGATCGGTACTTCAATTTAGTTCTTTTGGATTAAATACGGTTGGACTCGGAACAACTTCTGGTGCTAGTACTTTTGCAGTTCCTATTAAATCTCTTTATATAAAAAATCATAAGTTAGAAACAGGTGATACATTAACATATTCTTCAAATGGAGGAGAAGGTATTGTTTATAACGAATATCATAATATTGGAGTTGCTCAAACATTAACTGATGGGCAAGAAGTTTTTGTTGCTAAGATTTCAAATGATTTGATTGGTATTGCAACTCAAAGAGTTGGACTTGGAACCACTGGTGGTTTTGTTGGTGTAGGAAACACTTCTAAGACTTTATTCTTTACTGAAATTGGTGTTGGTAACACTCATAGTTTTACGACAAACTATACAAATATTACTGGAGACGTAGCAAAGAGAACTGTCACTGTAATCACTGACGTAAATCATGGACTTCAAAAGGGACATTTTGTTGATGTTAGTGTTAATCCATCAGTCGCAACAACGTATATTGTGAAGTACAACGATACTAATCGACGTGTGTTGGTTGGTATAAAAACTTTTAGTGCCGTAGGTGTTAACAGTTCTACTAATACTATCAGCATATCTGATCATGGATATGAAAGTGGAGACAAGGTAATTCATTCTTCAACGGATCCCTGCGAAGGATTAGAGAATGATAAAATTTACTACATCGTAAAAGTTGATAATGACAATATCAAATTATCTGATACTTATTACGATTCAACGAGTTTAACACCAAGTGTTGTAGGTATTGCAAGTACATCGTTTGGTGAGTTTGGTCTCGTTAATCCCCTCATCAAAGCTTACAGAAGTTCTACAATAAACTTTGATATTTCAGATTCTTCTTTAGGATTTGTTCAACAGTCTACTCAGTATTCTGCGTTTAAACTTAATTTCTATTTGAATGACAAATATACTAATCGTTGGGAAACGGATCAATCATCTTCAACTTTTAGTGTATCTAGAACAGGGTCTGCTGGAATATCTTCATCTAATGTAATAGTTTCTATTGGCAATACTACACCGGAAAAATTATACTATTCGTTAGATCCAGTTTCCAATACAAATCTTCCTATAGAAAAATCACAAATAATAATTGACTCTGAAATTTTAAACCACAATTCTATAATTTCACAAGATAGTGTTTACAATGGAAATAGAAGAATTTCTGTTGCTGGAACTAACTTTTTTACGTTTGAACTGCCCAATATTCCTGAAGCAAATTCATATGTATCAACTTCTTCTAGTGTAACTTACACAACCGATTGTACTCATGCAAGTGGCCCAATATTTGGAGTAGAAGTTACTAGTTCTGGAAAGAACTACAACACACTGCCTTCAATTGCGTCTATTAACTCAATTGATGGGGTAGGAGGAGATTTAGTATCAGTTAGTGAAGACATTGGAGTTATTGAAAAAATAAAAGTAGAAGATATTGGATATGACTTCCCATCAGATAAAACACTAAAACCAAGTGCGTCTCTTCCACAAATTATTAATGTAGATTCTTTTGCCAAAATTGAAAATATTGAAATAGTTTCTGGAGGAAGAGGATACTCTTCAGCACCAGAATTACTTTTCTTTGATGGTAAAACTGGACTCCAAATTACTGATATTTCTGCTGAGTATTCTTTGGGAGACTCAACTGTAACTATTTTAAGTAATACTAGAGGAATTAATAATTCCACTCCAACAATATTGCCAATAAAAAATACTAATGGAGTCGGAATTAGTACAGTTGGATTTAATACAGTTACTAAAGACGTAACTGTACAAATGTCTGTTGGATTTAGTACATTATTCCCATTTGAAGTTGGTGATCAAGTAATGATCGAAAATATTAGTACTGTTGGTGTTGGTACTACTATTAAGGGTTATAATTCAAAAGACTATGGATATAAATTGTTCACTCTCAATGCGGTAACTCCTAATATTGGAGGAATTGGTTCTGTTACGTATAATTTAAGTAATCAATTGAGTGAAGGAGAAATTCCAGGAGAGATTGACTTAATTAACTCATCTGGGCAAATAATAGCGCAGAAACATTTTCCAACTTTTTCAGTAGAACTATCTACAGGAGATTATCTCAGCGGAGAAAAAGTCACAACTAATGGAAAAGAAGGTGTTGTTCAAAGTTGGGATAGGACAACAAAAACCCTCAGAGTTCTTTCGTCTGATAATTTTGTAGCAGAAGAAGTTATAAGAGGACTTACTTCAGAACTTTCTGGAGTTGCTTCAAAAGTGACATCATATGAATCTTATTTTGAAACTGATGTTTCTTCTCAAATATTCAGCGGCAACCAAACTGGATCTGGTTATTTGAATGATAATCTGCAGAGGTTGCAGGATAATCTCTACTATCAAAATTTCTCATATTCGTTAAAGAGTACAGTTCCATTTGATGACTGGAAAGATGTAGTATCTGCTGTAAATCACACTCTTGGATATAGAAAATTTGGCGACCTTCAAGTTGAATCAACAAATTTAGATCAACCATTACGAGTTGGCGTCTCTACAGAATTATCTGATGTTACTATTGTGAGTGATGTATATGAGGTAATAGATACAAATTGCGTATTTGACTTTGATATTGCCACAGAAAATAATTTAAACCTTTCAGATGGCACAATTCTCTCCAATGAGATCACTCTCAATAGCAAAATCTTAACGGATTATACTGAATCATTTGGAAATAGAGTCCTTTCCATTGACGACATAAGTTCACAATTTAATAGTAATCCTAGAGCAACTGCTTTTAGTGTGGTTAATACTTTTAATCTCAGTGATTATAGATTTAAAAAATATTTTACATATTTAAAAGATAAGAGATTTACTCAAGAAAGACAAGGTTTGATCGTAGATATTATCCATGATGGATTTTTTGGATATATTAACCAATATGCAAGAGTAGAAACTAAGTATGATCAAGGGTCTTTTGATTTTTCAATATTTGGTACGGAAGGTCAACTGCAGTTCTATCCAACCAAATCATCGGTAAACGATTATCATGTCACGTCAATTTCTTATGGTTTAAATGATAATTATCTTAGTACAGGATCTACCTCTATTGGAGGAGTATTAATTGACTCAGACAGTACTATTGTTAACTCTGGTTCTTCTGCAACCATTGTTAGCATTGGAGATACATATCACTCTTTGAAGGTTCTTGTTGAAATTGCTTCGGATGTTAGTAATCCATCTTATGGAAATACTGCAACATTCAATGTAAATGAATTTGAGGCACAAGAACTGAATATTGTTCATGATGGAACTGATGTTTCTATTCTTGAGTATGGAAAATTATCTACATCTCCAGGATCATTTAGTATAATTGGATTTGGAACATATACAGCATACCTTGATGGGTCAAATATTAAAGTTGATTTTAATCCATCTGTAGGGATAGGAACAACTGCTATAGTTAATACTATAGTTGTGGGTTTATCTTCAGTATCATCTGGCATTTCTACTTTAGATCTGAAACATGCTAGACTACAATCAACAACTACAAATATAACATCTTCTGGTTCTCCAACAGAAAATGTTGTTGCGGAATATCCATCTCATGTTTCTCTTAGTGAAGACAGATATGATGCTGGATACTTTATGATTCAAGTTCATGATACTACAAATAATCGTTATGAATTCTTAGAATATTTTGTTGTTGATGACCATATTGAAGGAGAATCTTCTTCTGAAACGTTTAGTACAGAATTTGCTAATATTCAAACTCATTCTGGACTTGGTACTTTTGGATCTAGAGTAATTGCTAATTTGGTTGGACTTGCCGCAACTACTCAAATTCTCTTTACGCCTATATCTGGAATTGATGCTACAGTCAGTGTATATACCAATGCTCTTAGAATTGAGGATGACACAAAAGACATTATTGATTTTAATAATGGAGCAATAGAAACTGGATATGGCGATTATACTGGAACTGACAGAGATATTAAGAGATCATTTAATTTGACTCATAAGAATGACAATATTTTTGAAAGAACCTTTATTGGAAGTGGCATTAATACATCTTCTAATAGTATTACAATTCCAAATCATTTCTATGTAAGTGGCGAACGAATTGACTATGCTTGTCCAGGTATTGGAAGCGAACAATCAATTGGCATTGCTCAAACTACATTTACTGCAACTGGACTTACAACAAACTTACTTCCCTCAACTGGAGTGTTTGTAGTTAAGATTAATGACAATACTATTAAACTTGCTAGAAATGCAGAAGATTCTCTGAAGTCTGTTCCAGAAGTTCTTGATTTAACTTCGATTGGTTCTGGTGGTGTTGGAGCTGCTCATACGTTTACAGCGACGAATCAGAATCCAAAAGCATTAGTTGCTATTGATAATCTTATTCAGTCTCCTATTGTTTCTACCGCAACTACAACAACATTAGATGATAACGTATTAAGTACAGATAATATTATTAAGTTGACTAGTGTAAACTCTATCTTTGGTGGAGACTTACTTAAAGTTGGTAATGAAATAATGAAAATTGATGGTGTTGGTATTGGAAGTACCAATAGACTCTCGGTTCGAAGAGGGTGGATGGGAACAAATATCCAATCTGGTCTTGCGACTGGAGATTTGGTAACAAAAGTTGTTGGAAATTACAACATTGTTGGTAATACTTTGAATTTTGTTGAAGCACCATATGGAAACACTCCGATTGGAACCATAACAAACCCCCCAGACCAAAGAGACTATGTTGGAATAACAACTAGTTCTAATTTCCAAGGAAGAAGTTTTCTTAGAACAGCTCAACCGAATACTGCTAATGAGACTTATTACAAAAATTATGTCTTCGATGATGTTTCAGATCAATTTAATGGAATTCAAAATGAATTTACTTTGAAGTCTAATGGAAGTGATATTACTGGAATTAATAATGAAGGTGCAATTGTATTAATTAATGATATATTCCAAGTTATTGGTGGAGGAAACAATTTCACTTTATCAGAAAACACTGGCATAACTTCAATTTCTTTTGTTGGTACAGGTAGAACAACTCAATCTGCTTTCGTAGAGTCAATGTCTCAAGATGTTGGAGTTTCTACTTTCCCAAGAGGAGGAATGATCGTTTCTGTTGGGTCTGCAGCAGGATTTGGATATCAACCTTTAGTTGCTGCAGGTGGAACTGCAACTGTTTCTGCTGCTGGAACTATTTCAGCAATTTCGATTGGAAATAGTGGATCTGGTTATAGATCTGGAATTCAGACTACAGTAAATGTCAGTGTTGGAATTTCAAGTCTTTCTTCATCTAACATAGTTGCTATTGGAACCGCTTCAATTAGTGATGGTCACATCACTGGAGTTACTATTACTAATCCTGGAAGCGGATATACTTCTACAAATCCACCTTTTGTTGTAATCGATTCTCCGCTTTCATATACTAATTTGCCTTTAGAATATGTTTCAGGAACGACAGGATTAGGAACAGCAGCTAGAATTGATGTTGTTGTAGGTCAGGGGTCTAGCATTATTGATTTTGAAATCAATAATACTGGATATGGTTATGGTAACGGAGATAAATTAACAGTTGCTATTGGAGGAACGACTGGAATTCCTACTACTTCTTCTTTCTCATCTACAGATATATTTGAAATTGAAATTGAAAGAGTTATTCATGATGAATTTACTGGGTGGTCTTTAGGTTTCATTGAAACATTTGATGACGTTACTGATTATATTGATGGATCTAGAGTTGATTTTCCATTGATTAAGGCTGGTGTTTCGGTATCTATCAATAAATCAAAAGGATCAAAAATTGAACTTGATCAATTGCTTTTAGTATTCGTAAATGGGATACTTCAACGTCCAGGTAATTCTTATGAATTTGATGGAGGTTCTCAAATAACCTTCTCGGAACCATTAAAAATTGGAGATACTCTCAACATTTGCTTCTATAAAGGAAGTGGAGATGATCTTGATGTTATCGATAGAGAAGTTATTGAAACTATCAAATATGGAGATGAGGTCACTTTAAATTATAATCCAGATTTAGGACAAAAACCATATCAACAAGAAAATACTAGGACAATAAGCACTGTCACAAATGTTGATAAGTGCGACACTCTCCCATATTTTGGACCAGGAAACACTATTGATACTACTTTTGAAAGACCAATAACCTGGTGTAGACAAACTCAAGATAAGATCATTAATGGTCAAGGAGTTGGTAAAGATAGAGAAATTTATGAACCTGTTATTAATCCAGTTGCTAATATTATCAGATCTGTTGGTATTGGTTCTACTGTAATCTATGTTGATAGAGTTAGACCATTATTTAATCTTAATAATGAAAATGTAGATTCTAACTTTAGAAATACAATTCAAAAAGAAATAAAATTAGTAAATCCTATAGTTGTTACTGGAGCAGCGGCAACTGCTGTAGTTTCTTCTGCCGGAACTATTACCTCAATCGTAATTAATAATGGTGGTGTTGGATATTCAACCACACCAGATGTAAGTGTTGGTATAGGATCTACAACTGCAACCGCAACTGCAACAATTACTAATGGAGTTGTTACTGGAATTACTATTACTGACGGTGGATCTGGATATACTCAATCCAATCCTCCATTAGTTCTTATCGGTCCTCCCGCACAACAAACAGAGATTTGTGATGTTTCTTCTTATTCTGGTGATTCGGGTATCATTGTTGGATTAGGGACTACTTCTATTGGTGTTGGTTCAACTGGATTAATGTTCCATCTTCACATTCCTCTAGACTCTGTAATGAGAAATGCTAATTTAGTTGGATCTGCAGTAACTTTGAGTGGAATATCTACAGGAGATTACTTTATTGTAAGAAATTCAAGTTTAGGGACAGCATCAACAAGTATAAATTCTCTTGGAACTGACAACTCTACAGTTGTTGGAGTTGGATCTGAGTTTCTTGATAATGTATATGTTGTCAATAAAATGGAACTCGAAACTCAAGTTATTTCTGGAGTTAACACTCATGTAACTAAAGTAACTGTGAACGCAGATATTAATCCTTACGGAGTTTCTGGATTCTCAACAGGATCATTCCTTGGAGAATACTCCTGGGGTAAGGTTGTTGTGGATGCTAGGACCAAACAAATTACATATCCAGCGCATACTTTGTCTGGGATAGGAACAAATGGATTGACTGGTATATCGACTTCATCAAAACTTTATAGAAACAGATATATCAGATTCAAAAAGTTCACATGATTTTTCGTAATAAATAAGTAAAAAAGTCCGTCAAAAATGGCTGCCATTATAACTGATCAGGTAAGAATATTAAACGCGAAGAATTTTGTCGCAGGAATTGCTGATGCGGGCAATTCTTATTATTCGTTTATCGGACTTCCAAATCCGACAGATTATTCTTCTACATGGAATGAATCTCCTCCTGCACCAAAAGATAATTTTAATCAGGAAAATGATTATTGGAACACAATGATTGCTTTGAAGAGAATTAATTCTACTGATGTTAGACAAGTAGTTCCAAAAAGAATTTGGTCTTCTGGAACGACTTATGATATGTATCGTCACGATTATAGTCGTTCAAAAATTGCTCCAGTCTCTGGTTCTACTAACTTATATAATTCTAATTTCTATGTGTTGAATAGCGATTACAGAGTTTATATTTGTTTACAAAATGGAACAAATCCTGAGAACACTCTTGGCAGACCATCTCTTGACGAACCAACTTTTACTGATTTAGAACCAAAGGCAGCTGGAACTAGCGGTGATGGTTATATCTGGAAATATCTTTACACTATTAAACCATCAGACATCATTAAATTTGACTCTACAGATTTCATGCCAGTTCCCACAGACTGGAGCACTAGTAATGATACGGCTTTAGTTAGAGATAATGCTGTAGATGGTTCGATTAAAATTGTTACGATAACTAATCGTGGTGCTGATTTAGGAACAGCAAATCAGACGTATACTGGAGTTCCTATTCGCGGAGATGGTACAGGGGCACAATGCACTGTTACTATTGATGGAGACTCTAAAATTAGTGACGTTTCTGTATCTGCTCAAGGTTCTGGATATACATTTGGAACTCTTGATTTTGAATCTGCTGGAATTCCAGTAGGAACAACTAGACCAACTTTTGATGTTATTATAACACCGCAAGGTGGGCATGGAGCAGACATTTATAGAGAACTTGGCGCATATAGCGTATTGATGTATTCAAGAATTGAAAGTGATAATGAAAATCCCGATTTTATTACAGGAAATCAGTTTGCAAGAATCGGCATTGTTGAAAATCCACTTTCTCCGACTGGAGGTTCTGTTTTAACAACAGATAAGGCAAGTACCGTTACTGCTTTAAAATTAACTGGAGTTGGGTATAGTGAAGCAACTTTCACCGCAGATTCATTTGTTACACAAGTAGTTGGAACTGGTGCTACAGCAGTTGGTAGAGTTGTAAATTATGATCAAAATACTGGAGTTCTAAAACTTTGGCAAGATAGAACAGTTGCTGGATTCTCTACTGCTGGAATAGGGATTACTAACCCAACTTATGGATATACCTTAAGAGATTTTACTGGAAGTCCAACTGGAAATGGATCATTGGCGATCACCCCATCTACAGGATTAACTCTGAGTATTGACAGTACATTTAACGATAACAAAACGACGATAAATAATCGTACATATTATCTTGGAATGGATTTTACTACAGGTGTTGCATCCCCAGAGGTAAAACAGCATTCTGGTAATATTATATACGTAGATAATAGACCTTCGATTACAAGATCGTCGAATCAAAAAGAAGACATAAAAGTTATCTTGCAGTTCTAAAGAATTATGCCACAGCAGACGAACCTTAACGTAGCACCATATTTTGACGATTTTGATGCGACGAACGATTATCACAAGGTGCTTTTTAAACCTGGATATCCCGTTCAGGCAAGAGAATTAACAACTCTACAATCGATTCTTCAGAATCAAGTAGAAAAATTTGGGCAGCATTTTTTTAAAGAAGGCGCAAAGGTAATTCCTGGCAACACTGGATATTCGCAATTGTATTATTGTGTACAACTAGCAAATACCTTCCAGGGAGTTCCTGTTGAAGCATATGCTGACCAATTAGTTGGAACAACTATTACTGGACAAATTTCCGGTGTTACTGCAGTTGTTGATAGCATTCTTCCGTCTGCTGATTCGGAAAGGGGAAATCTAACATTATACATTGCATATCAAGGTTCTGCTAGAACTGATAATACTACACAAACATTTACTGATGGAGAATCTTTAACCTGTAACCAACCTTTGAGTTCGGGATTGTTAGGTAATTCTGTTATTTCAGCTGGAGCCCCATTTGCAAATACTATACCAGCAAATTCGACTGCTACAGGATCAGTATTTCAAATTGAAAGTGGAGTTTACTTTATTCGTGGATATTTTGTAAATGTAAACAGAGAGTCTTTAGTTTTAGATCAATATTCAAATACTCCTAGTTATAGAATTGGTCTCTTTGTTTCCGAAGAAGTTGTAAATTCAAATACTGATGAATCCTTGAATGATAATTCTCAAGGATTCAATAACTATGGTTCTCCAGGGGCAGATCGACTTAAAATCTCCACAAGTTTATTTAAAAAATCTCTGGATGATTTCAATGATGATAATTTTATTTTACTAGCAACTGTAATTGATGGTGTTCTTCAAGCACCCAGTAGGAGGGGTAGTGCCAAAGGTGGCGGCGCAGTCTTCTTTGACGATCTTACAGATATTTTAGCAAGAAGAACATATGACGAAAGTGGTCACTATATCGTTAAACCATTCAACGTTTCTATTCTAAACTCTCTTAATAATAATCGCGGAAATCAAGGATTATATGAAGAGGGTCAATTTACTGCTGGTGGGTCTACTCCTAGTCCAGATTTAGCAATTTGTAGAGTATCTCCAGGAAAAGCATACGTCACAGGATATGAAGTTGAAACAATAAGTCCTTCTTTTATTGATGTACCAAAACCAAGGACAACAAGAACTATTGAAAATCAGTTTTTCCCTTATAGTACTGGCCCAACACTTAAATTAAACAGTGTATATAGATCACCTACTATTGGAGTAGGTAATACATATATTCTCAGTTTAAGGGATCAAAGAGTTGGAGTAAATTCCGAAACTGCTCCTGGAAAAGAAATAGGACTTGCTAGAGTATTTGATTTCAGACTTGAATCTGGATCTTATAATTCATCTTTCCCTCAAGAAAATGAGTGGGGTATGTCGATGTATGACATACAACCCTTTACAGAAATCACTGTTAACAGTTCTATTGATTTATCAATTCCTGCATACGTCGAAGGAAATAGTAGTGGTGCGACCGGATTTTTAAGAAGTCCAGTTAGTGCTGGAACTGCTTTAACGATATATGATCAAAAAGGCAAATTTGTTAAAAATGAAGTTCTTGTCTTCAGAAGTGGAATTTCTACACAAGTATCTACAATAAATCGAGTTGCCACGGCAATCACTTCCTACGGAATTTCAGATGTAAAATCTGTTTATTCTAACACAGGAATAGCAGCAGGAACAAATGGAAATAATGTTGTTGGTATTAATACATTTAGTGCTAACGTTATACAAACCCCAGTATCGACAGTAGGAGTAGCATCTATTACTGCTTCTGGTGGTGGAATCAGCACTGTCTCTAGTTCAAATTCATTATTCCCAGGCAAATTAAGAGTAAATAACCTACTCGAATACTCTGATCTCAGCGTATCACAGGATCCAATTTTAGCAAGAGTTGTGGGTGTTACAACAACTGAAGTTACAATTGCTGGAGTAACAACAGTTCCTGGTGTAGTGAATGGTGGTCTTCCTACAACGAATTTTACCGCTTCCGATCTTAAAATTGTTAATACTCAGTTAGATTCTTCATCAGATACAACTTTCTATACAGAGTTACCGAACCAAAATATTGCTGTTATTGATCTTACAGATGCTGAATTAACGATTAGAAAACCATTCGCAGTAGATATTGTAAATAATCAATTAAGTTCCACTAGTTTACTTACCGTCGCACTTCCAGAAGGAGAAATTTATCTTTCATATTCTGACGAAAGATATTCTCTCATTAGATCTGACGGAACAACCGAACCACTGACTTCCAATAATTTCTCATTCTCCGCAGATCTTAGAGAACTTCAGATTAGAGGTTTAGGCGCAGATGATACTGGTGCTCAACTTGTTGCCACAGTCAGAAAGAGTAATGTAAAAGCAAAAAGAAAAATTAAAGATAGAGTTAAGTCTTTAGTTGTAGATAAGTCAATTAATCCAGCTTCTGGAATTGGATCAACTACTTTAAATGATGGATTGACTTATGGAAATTATCCATTTGGAACTAGAGTTCAGGATAGTATCATATCATTAAATGTCCCAGACATTATTGAAATTCATGCGATATATGAGACATCCGATGTTACCTTAACTAATAATAGTTTTGGTTCTCCAGAAATGTCTCTCACCCAGTTAAATGGTCCTACTGCTTCAACTGGAGATATGGTTATTGGAGAATTGATAGTTGGTCAAACAAGTGGAGCAGTTGCAGTATTTGCAGAAATTAAAGATTCGACAACACTTAGATATCTTTCCAAAAACAATTTCAAGTTTGTAGAAGGAGAAACAGTTGTATTCCAAGAATCTTCTATTTCTGGTGCAGTAAGTAGTTTAAATACAACTTCTTTCAATATTTCATCAAATTATACTTTTGGATCTGGGCAAAGAGGAACAATCTACAATCATGGTTTTATAACAAGAAAAACTGATTCAGATTCTCCAAGAAATAAAATTAAAATATACTACAAGGCAGCATCTTTTGATGCTTCCGATGATGGAGATATTGTTACTGTCGAATCATATAATGACTTTAATTATTCTACTGAAGTAAAGGCAGTAAATGGAGTATTGAATACAGATATTATTGATTTAAGACCAAGAGTCAATAATTATACAGTATCTGAGGGATCTAGATCTCCATTGGAATTCCTTGGCAGATCTTTTAATAGAGCAGGAAATTCTGTTTCGAATATTCTTGCATCTAATGAAACTATTTTCTTAGATTATGCCTACTATCAAGGAAGAATTGATAGACTCTATCTCCATAAAGATGGAAAACTTCAAATGAAGTTTGGAACTCCTTCTGATTATCCAAAGAGAGCACAACCAGAGTCTCCTGCTAATGCAATTGAACTTGCTACAATAGAATATCCACCATATCTTCACAACGTACAACAAGCATCTATTCAATTCTTGAAGTACAAGAGATATCAGATGAAAGATATCAAAAAACTTGAAGATAGAATTAGAAATTTAGAATATTATACAACTCTCTCTATACTGGAAACAAATACTGCTAATCAGTTTATTCCAGACTCAAATGGTCTTAATAGATTTAAGTCTGGATTCTTTGTAGACAACTTTACATCATTCTCTACTCAAGATTTAAGACTTGGTAGAAACAATAGTATTGATCAATCTAATAAAGTTCTTAGACCAAAGCATAGTACAAACGTCTTTACTTTACAGACAGGTCCCGTCGTTGATGTTGATCCTACTGCTGATAAGAGAAACTCCACTATAGATGGAACAAACGTTAGAAAACAAAATGATATCATCAGTCTTGATTATTCTGATGTTGAGTGGATATCACAAACTTTTGCAACTAGAACTGAAAGTGTAACTCCTTTCTTGATTAGTTTCTGGCAAGGAACAATTGCTTTAACACCTTCTTCTGATACTTGGGTCGATCAAACCAGGATGAAGGCAAAAACAATTGATACTATTGGTAACTATTCTCAGATTATGTCTGAGGCAGAAGAAAAATATGGTGTTGATCCAGAAACTGGATTTGCTTCTGCAGTATGGAATTCTTGGGAAACTAATTGGTCTGGCACTACAACCACCAAAACTGACACTAGAGAGTCTACCACCACTTCATCTACAACATTTGGAAGAGGTGGATGGATTAATGGTGGAAGTGGTGGACCTGCCGCATGGGTTAGACAGACTACTACTCAACCAATTGAACAGGATGTAACTGATACAATTGAAAGTGGAACTAAATCAAGAACGGGTACACAATACGTGGTTACTGAAACTTTTGAAGAAGTTTCCGTTGGTGATAAAGTTCTTAGTACTGAAATTGTCACAACTGTAAGATCAAGAAATATTGAATTTTATGCGGCAAACTTAAAACCAAGTACTCAAATCTATGCTTTCTTTGATGGTAAAGATGTCACAAAGTATTGTGTCCCTAAATTGATTGAAATCTCAATGAGTTCTGGTACATTCCAGGTTGGTGAGACAGTAGAGGGAAGGATTATTAGTACTGGTCTTGGTGAAGAAGGTAAGGATACTAATCCTAGAATTAACTTTAGAGTTGCTCAATCTAATCATAGAAGAGGTGATTACAACTCTCCAACAGAGGTTTATCCAGATAATCCTTATGTTGATGGCGGAACTATTCCCGAATCCTATTCTTCTACATCAACCACGTTGAATGTAGATACATATTCTCTCGCAAGTCAACCAGAAGGTGATTTCTTTGGATATATCCAGACAGGAATGAAACTGACTGGACAAACAAGCGGTGCGGAGGCAGAAGTAACAAATGTCAGACTTATTACTGACACATCTTCAGCTTTATTAGGAAGTTTCTTCATCCCAGATCCAAGTAATAAAGACAATCCTAATTTTGAAACTGGAACTAATACGTTCACATTAACAAATGACCCAGAGAATGATCAAGATTCTGCTACCACTGTTGGCGAAGAAGCATATCCAACTGCTGGTACTTTAGAAACAGTTCAGGAGCAAATTCTTTCCATTAGAAATGCAAAAATTGAACAGAAAAAACTCTTTGAAGAGGAACTTGTTAATAGAACTGTTGACACTGAGATCACTGCTACTAGAAACATTGGACAGGCAAGTACTAGTGAATCTATTGTTGGTTGGTATGACCCTCTCGCACAATCTTTCCTGGTCGATAAACAAACAGACCCTGAAGGTGTATTCATAACGAAGTGTGATGTATTCTTCCGTACTAAAGATGACGGAAATACTCCTGTCAGAATGCAGATCAGAACAATGGAGAATGGTTTCCCAACTCCTAAGTATTTTGATCTATCTGAGGTGCTCCTTTATCCTGATAGTGTTAATACTTCAACTGACGGATCTGTAGCAACTACCTTTGAATTTGCTGCTCCAGTTTATCTGGAAGGTGGTAAAGAATATGCTATCTGCTTAATTTCAAACTCAACCAAGTACAGTGTTTATATCTCCAGAGTTGGTGAAAATGACATCTTATCTGACGCTTATATTTCTAACCAACCAACACTTGGATCTTTGTTTAAATCTCAAAATGCTTCAACATGGGAAGCAAGTCAGTGGGAAGATCTTAAGTTTACTCTGTATAGAGCGGACTTTGTTGAATCTGGATCTGTAGATCTCTACAGTCCAGAACTTTCTGAAGGTAATAAGCAAATTGCAAAATTAATGGAGAATCCATTAAATATTACTTCAAAAGAAATTCGTGTTGGATTAGGAACAGAAATTTATGATGGTCGCTATGTTCTTGGCAATACATTTTTCCAGGGAACTTCCACAAATAAAATTACTGAAGGCGACTTAATTGGAGTTGGTGCTAGTGCTAAAGGGACATTAACAGTTACTAATCCAGGAGTTGGATATACGCCAGCAGATGGTGGTTTTACTTTCTCTGAAGTAAATTTAGTTGCTGTTTCTGGAAACGGATCAGGAGCTGCTGCAGATGTTACTATCGTAGATGGAGTTGCTGTAGCAGCGACTATTAGTAATGCTGGTGGTAATGGATATCAAGTTGGCGATGTGGTTACTATTAGTCCTATTGCGCCAGATCCATCTTCATCAGATTCTGCTGGATTGAGTGTTGGAAGAAATGCAAGATTTACATTAAGTGGTATTGGATCAACTTCTGAATTAATAATTGGTAATGTACAGGGAGAATTTATTACTGGAGCAGCAGGAACAATTCGTTTCTATGACAGTAATGGTGTCGAAAGAGAACTGAATAGTGCTAATGGAGGAAATGTTACAATTCCTGCCAATGGAATAACAGAAGTTTCTGATGGATTGCATATCAAAGTAAATCATGTTAATCATGGAATGAATTTTGATGATAACTTTGTGAAAATATACAATGTTCTCCCTGATGTTAAACCAACTAAACTAACAGCAGCGTATAGTAAGTCTTCAACAGATCCACTTCAAGTAACTGCTGGAACAGGAAGTAACTTCTCCACGTTTGAAGGTGTTGGTGTTGGTTTAACTAATACTGGATTACTTTTGATTGGTGAAGAGGTTATTGAATACACTTCTACAACATCATCAACAATTGGTGGATCTATTTCTAGAGGAGCAGTTCCAAAATCATATCCTATAGACACGCCAGTCTATAAGTATGAATTCGCAGGAGTAAGTCTTGCCAGAATTAATAAAACTCATGATCTAAGTGACGTAACTGTTCCAAATCCAATTACATTAGATTCTTATCATATTAAACTTGATATGTCTGAAAAGTTTGGAACTATTGGCATCAATGATAACGATGATAGATCTGACAACGTAGGATTCTCCAAACTATTCCTCAGCACAACAAAATCTGGTGGGGGAGATAATGTTAGGGCTACTAAAAATATTCCTTTTGAAATTATCAAACCATCAATACACAACATTACCGTTGAAGGAACTTCATTATCTGCTCAATTAAGAACTGTTACTACTCAAAGTATTAGTGGTAATGAAATTGCTTATGTAAATGCGGGATTTGAAGATGTTGTAATTAATTCAAATAATTATCTTGATTCCCCTAGAGCAGTTTTCTCTAAGGTAAATGAAGATCGCAAGTTGGATTCTATTGAAGGTAATAAGTCCATGCAAATGAGACTTTTCCTTGGAACAACTAACACTAAATTGACTCCGCAAATTGAACTTGATAGATGTAGCATCTATGCGATATCAAATAGAGTTAATTCTGAAGTTACTAATTATGCTACTGATCCTAGAGTAAATACTCTCTTTAATGATCCTAGTGCGTGTCAGTATGTTTCTAAAGAAGTAACCCTTGAAAATCCTGCATCGTCAATTAAAATTATTGTAGATGCTCACATTCCTACGGATGCTGATATCAGAGCATTCTATGCGATTAATTCTGATCCTGGATTTGAACCAATATTTGAACCATTCCCCGGATATTTGAATCTTAATATTAATGGCGAAGTGATTAATGAAGAAAATAGTGATGGAAGATCTGACATTTTTGTATCAAATTCAAACAAAAAAGGATATAGTCCATCGGAAACTGATTTTATCGAACGTACATTTACTATAGATAATCTTCCAAACTTCAGATCTTATAGAATCAAACTTGTAATGACATCAACAAGTCAAGTATTAGTCCCTCAAATGAAAAATCTTAGAGTGATCGCTCTCGCATAATATGGAAACTTACACACAAAAAGGACATAAGGATCTCGCAAGGGATCCTTTAACCAATAACATTATTAATGTGAACAAAGCATCTTATGATCACTATGTTGCTAGTCGAAAGTCTAAAAGTGAAAAGAATCAGAAGATACAAACTATTGAGAGTGAGGTTGCTAGTATTAAGGAGGACATCAATGATATTAAGTCATTATTAAAGGAGTTAATCAATGGATCCAAATAGTATTGAATTAAAGAATCTATCAAAAAGTTTTGCATATCAAAAGATTGCATCTGAAATAGATAGTTGTGAAGATCGTAATGAACTTAAAAATATTGCAAAAGCATTTTGCAAACTTTATTATAAACAGCAAGAAACAATGTCAGTAATAGGACTTCCAGATGCCATCTAAAAATATTACTTTCGATCCAAACACAGGAGTTCCTTACGGAGCTAATCTGACAATTTATGGAGGTGCAGACTTTGAAACGACATTTAATGTAACTAATAATTCCAATACTGCATTCAATCTAAGTGGATATTCAGGTTCTGCTGCGATATCTAAAAGCGTTGCTGTTGGAGCAACACTTGGTATAACAACATCATTTTCAGTTGGAATTACAAGCGCATTGGGTGGTAAAATCAAAATTTCTTTAGGATCTACTTCTACCAGAAATCTTGATCAAGGAAGATATGTATATGATGTAATAGTGAGTAGTGGTTCGACATTATATACTCTCGTAAATGGTAATGTGATGGTAGTTCCTGCCGTATCATCGGCACCCTAAATACAGTTAGGAAACTAGTGGATAAATGGCTCAACCGACAAATAGGACAGAACTAATTAACTATTGTAAGAGGCAGTTAGGTGCTCCTGTTTTGGAGATCAACGTTGCTGATGAGCAAATTGATGATCTGGTTGATGATGCCCTTCAATATTTCCACGAAAGACACTTTGATGGTGTAACTCAAACATTCTTAAAATACAAAGTCACTCAAGCAGACATTGATAGAGGACGAGGTAGAGGCGGAAGTAATCCTGTTGGTATTGTAACCACCACCGCAAATACCACCATTGTGGGCACTGCAACTACTTTTTCTTATGAAGAGAATAGTAATTATTTACAGATTCCACCTCATGTTATAGGAATTTCAAAAATTTTCCATTTTGATGGATCAAACACTACAACAAATAATATGTTTAGTGTTAAATATCAGTTATTTTTGAATGACATCTATTATTTTGGATCGACAGAAATATTAACATATGCGATGACGAAAAGATATCTTGAAGATATTGATTTTGCATTAACTACACAAAAACAAATAAGATTTAACCAGAGACAAGATAGATTGTATCTCGATATTGACTGGGCAAGTGTTACTGTTGATGACTACATTGTTATTGACTGTTATAGACTTTTAGATCCCAATGATTATACGAGAGTATATAATGATTCTTTTGTCAAGAGATATCTAACTGCTCTTATCAAAAAACAATGGGGACAAAATTTAATTAAGTTCCAAGGAGTAAAACTTCCTGGGGGAATTGAATTGAATGGAAGACAGATATATGATGATGCAGAGAAAGAGTTGGATAAAATTAAAGAAGTTATGTCAAATACTTATGAACTTCCTCCATTTGACATGATAGGCTGATGTTAAATCCATTTTTTACGCAGGGAACCAAGTCTGAGCAAAATCTTGTTCAGGATTTGATCAACGAACAGTTGAGAATGTATGGTGTTGACATATATTATATTCCAAGAAAATATATGGCAGAAAAAACTGTCATTAGAGAGGTTGTTCAGTCTAAATTTGACAATGCCCTACCTATTGAGGCATATGTAGATAATTACGATGCATATTCTGGAGCAGGAGATGTTCTGTCAAAATTTGGTATTGAGTCAAAGGATGAGGTGAGACTTATCATTTCTAGAGAAAGATACGAAAACTACATTACTCCTTTGATTCAGGGGCAATCAAATATTAAATTATCCACTAGACCAAAAGGTGGAGATTTAATTTGGTTTCCTTTAGATGATCGCATATATGAAATTAAAGATGTAGAATATGCGAAACCATATTACCAATTACAGAATCTTTATGTTTATGAATTATATTGCGAACTCTTCCAGTATCAAGATGAGGTTATCGCAACTGGAATTGATGAAATTGATAATGAGTTATTAGGAAATGAGGTTGATGGATTGACTGATGATGGTATTAGTACCATTCAGGGAATAACTCAAACTCTCACAATGGTTGGAACAGCAGTGACTGCTACTGCTATCACAACACTTGTTAATGGTGGTGTAAGATCATTTACGGTAACTAATAGAGGTGGTGGATATGGAATGGTTCCAACCGTTGAGGTATCCGCAGCACCTACAGGTGGAGTAACTGCCGTAGGTATTGCCTCAATGATTGGTGGTATCAATGTTTGTAACCTTAATGTAAATCCAAGATTCCAATCAGTTCAGAGAGTTGATGTTGCAAATCCAGGTTCTGGGTATACGGTAGCACCTACAGTTACTTTTAGGACCACTGACGGAACTGGTAGCGGCGCAGCAGCAACAACCGTTATTGGAGACGCTATTGTTGGTGTAGTCACGATTACAAATGCTGGTGGAGGATATATCACCAATCCAACTATTTCATTTACCAATGAAATATTTAAATCTGGCGTAACGACTGTTTCAGCAGCCGCAACTGCTGTAGTGAGTGCAGCAGGAACGATAGCAAATATTTACTTAACAAATGCTGGTCTTGGATATTCTGTTGCTCCTACCATTTCCATTGAATCTCCTCTTGCGGGATTAAGTGTAGGAAACTTTGTATTTAATGAAATCGTAACTGGATCTACTAGCAATACAACGGCAAGAGTTAGATCCTGGGATTCGGATACAAATGTTCTTGAAGTCGCAGGTGTTTCTGGATCTTTCTCCTCTGGAGAAACATTGACAGGATCTACTTCTGGCGCTACTAGAGTTCTGAGGACAATAGATAGAACTATTAACAATGATCCATATGCAGATAATTTTGATATTGAGACCGCTGCTGATACTATATTGGACTTCAGTGAACAGAATCCATTTGGAATACCCTAAATAGTTTTACTGCAGGTAATAGTCTAAAGTTTAATCATGTTTGAATATTTTTACAACGAGATTCTGAGAAAAACCATCATTGGTTTTGGAACTCTGTTTAATTCTATGGAGATCCAGCAAGAAGGTTCTGTTGTAAGAATTCCTTTGGCATATGGTCCTACTCAAAAGTTTTTAGCTAGAATTGAACAGTCACCAGATCTGAATAAACCAATGGCAATTACATTGCCAAGAATGTCTTTTGAGTTTACTGGACTTACATATGATCCTAGTAGAAAAGTAACCACGACTCAGACATTTGTCGCAAAAGACAAAAATGATGGAACTGAAACTCGCAAAACTTATATGCCAGTTCCATATAATATGCAATTTGAATTAAGTGTCTATACTAAACTGAATGATGACGCTCTTCAAATTGTAGAACAGATTTTACCTTATTTTCAACCTGCGTATAATCTTTCTATTGAACTGGTTGATGAAATTAGAGAAAAAAGAGATATTCCTATTGTGTTAGAAAATATCACAATGCAGGATGATTATGAAGGTGATTTTACTACTAGAAGGGTTTTATATTATACTTTAAGATTTACCGCCAAAACATACCTCTTTGGACCAACCAAGTCTGCATCCAAGGATATCATCAAGAGGTCCACTGTCAGTTATCTTACTGGAACAGATACAACAAACACAAGAAGAGAAGTTACTTATGCTGCTACTGCAAGAGCACTTAAGTCTTACACAGACAACGTTGTTACTACATTGGCATCAGACATCACAGCAACAGCAAAAACTATTGAAGTTGCTGATGCCACTGGTATTTTGGCAGACAAATATATCTTCATTGGCGATGAAGAACTATATGTAAGATCAAAGACTGGTAATAAACTAACCGTGGATAGAGGAAGAGATAATACTGATCCTTCCAAACATGTTGCTGGTTCTGAAGTCAAAGGTATCGATTATACCACTATAACAACAAGTGTCGGTACAATTGGTGCAGACAGTGCTCTTATTGAAGATGGTGATAACTTTGGTTTTGATGGTGGATTTATCTGATGACTAAAAACTTTGACGATCTTAATGAAACTTTCAATGTCTCAGATGACATTGTAAAAGCGGAAGTGGTTAAGAAAGAATTGGACACTATAAAATCTAATTCTGATGATGTAAAAAAAGATTATGAGTATACCAGAGGAAATCTATATAGTATAATTGAAAAAGGTCAAGAAGCATTAAATGGTGTCTTAGAACTCGCACAAGAATCAGAGCAACCAAGAGCATATGAAGTTGCCGGTCAGTTGATCAAAAGCGTATCCGATGCAACTGACAAATTGATGGACTTACAAAAGAAATTAAAAGATGTAGAAGAAGAAAAACAGTCTAAAGGACCATCTACTGTCAATAACGCATTATTTGTTGGATCCACTGCAGAACTAGCAAAAATGCTCAAACACGGATTAAAAGAGGACAATAAATAATAAAATACAGGAGATATATTAAACGTGGCATTAAAGAAGCCTTCAGATTTTTTTGGAAATACTAAGAAAACTCCTCTTGATGAAGTAAAAGAGGAGTATATTTCTGCGTCTCCAGAAAAGATTGAACAGGTTTCAGAAGCGTTTGATGCTTTTAAAGCAAACTTAAATCATATTCAATCTTTATCGGATTTCACCTCTACCTTTGATAGTTTTAAGAGTAATCTTGAGAAGGTAGAAAACGTCTCTGCTGAAATAAATGAGATTAAGAGTGAAATCAAAGATCTGATTAAAAAAGAAGATTTAGATAGTGCTATGATGGCACAACTTCTTTTTGTAGAAAAGTCAATATCTAAAATCGAATCAAAAGTTTCCAGCATTAACGGAAAGTCTGTTGATGATATAAGAGAAGATTTTGCAAAATTATCTAGTACGGTAAACGGATTTTTAAGTGTTGATGTACCAAAGTACAAAAAATTAATTGCAGAATCTGAAGTTAAAACTGATAGTAGATTTACCACTTTTAAAGAAGGAGTAGAAGAAAACTTAGGTACAATTAGAGCAGACGTTGATAAAGAAGTTACGACTGCACTGGCAGAAGTTCAGTCAATAAATGAAAATGTTGTATCTGAACTAAAAGAAGATTTTAAAACAGTAACTAAAGATATCAATAAGACAGTAGATTATCTTATTGATGAAGAACTTCCTAAGTATAGAAAGTTTTTTGCAGAAACAGAAGTCAAGACAGAAGAGAAAATAAACTCTGCGATTGACTCATATAAATCAACTATTGAAAATTTAAGTGAAAGAGTAAAAGAATTTACTGAGGAAGAAATTCCTAAGTATAGTAGTCTTCTTATAGAAGCAAAATTAAAGTCTGAAAAAGAGGTAAAAGAACTTGAAGAAGAAGTTCTTTCAAGAGTAAAAGTCTTATCAGAGAAAGTCGAATCTTTATCTGAAGATGTTGAACAAAAGACTTCCGAAAGAGTTGACTCTCTTCAAGATGTTGTAAAGGAATATAAGGAAGAAATTGAATCTATATCTAAAAGATATGAAACTCTGCAGAAAGATTTCACTGGCAGAGTAGTTCATGAAGATAAAAAGTTAAGTCAATACTCCAAAAAACTTGATAAGTTCTCAAAGAGATTTTCTTTTATTGAAGAAACTCTTACAGAAGATGTAAGGGAGTTAAAAGAAAACTTAGAAACGAACACATCCAAGTTTTATACAGAACTCAAATCTGAAATTAATGGTATAGGACAAAATATTACTCAGACTGTCAAAGACTTGGAAGTCAATATTGTCATTAATGAAACTCATCTCAAAAAACAGAATGAGTACATTGGTAATATTCAAGAAGAAGTCAAAGAAGTTTTAGATAAACTTCAACTTGATGTATTAGAAAAGAAAAATACTCAATTAGTTGAACGTATTAATCATATAGAAGAAGTTTTCTCAAAGATTAATGAGAAGACTTTACTTACTGAGGACAATCCAACATTACCTGGAGATCCATCTACAAATAACTCCAATGATCCGCTAACACCTTTAGATCAAAAGTTTGTAACTTTAGATCAACTACAAAATCATTACAGAACATTCATTAATAGAATCCAACAACAGATTGCTACCATTGGTGGCGGTGGTGCTGGGGTTATTCATGACCTTGATGATGTCACCTTTGATCGCACGACTGGTGAAGGCAAACTTCTGATTTATGATGGTGCCAAGTGGGTTGGTATTGCCAGCACTGCTTTAGGTGGTGGTGGAGGTGCAGTTGGAACTGCTGGTACATGGGCAGTGGGATCTGCTGGTATTCATACAGATAAAAACGTTGGTATTGCAACTACAGCAAGAAGTGATTATGCACTTTATGTTGAGGGTGATCAATATATTGATGGAAACATTACTGTTGGTGGAACAATCACTTATGAAGATGTCAAGAACGTAGATTCTCTTGGTATCGTCACTGCAAGAACTGGCGTTGATGTTTTAGCGGGTGGCATTAATGTAGTTGGTGTTTCTACAATTAGTACGGGTATAGGAACCGTTCATATTGGTATTGGAACCACAGCACTATTGGTTGATGGTGACGCAAGAGTAACAGGTATTCTTACCGTTGGTAGATCATCAATTACTATTGATGGTAACACCAATAGAATTTTAATTGGTGATGAAGATATTACTATTTCTGATTCAAGTATTACTATTGGTAGTAATGTTACTATCAATGCTTCTGCGACAGGCATTAACTCTGCACCAAATGTACTCTACGTTGCTAAAGATGGTAATGATAGTAATAATGGAGCATCTATTGATAATGCGTTCCTAACAATTGCTGGGGCAGTTGGAGCAGCAACATCAGGGACTGTTGTTAAAGTTCTTTCTGGTAACTATGTTGAGAGTAACCCCATTGAAGTTCCAGCATTTGTTGCTGTTGTTGGTGACGATTTGAGAACTGTTAAAGTTCTTCCAAACACAACTACAAGTGATATTTTCCACGTCAATAAAGGTTGCAAACTCGCTAACATGACTTTTTCTGGACATGTTGCTCCTGCAGCTGCTGTTGCCTTCCCATCAGCGGGAGCAACTAATGTCGGTGGCGGTAAATGGAAAGGTCCCTACATCCAAAACTGCACTAGTGACACCACCACAGGAACTGGCATTTTCATTGACGGCGATAAAGCAGTAAAAACAAAATCAATGAATGTTGATGCTTTCACTCAATACAATCAAGGTGGAGTTGGAGTTGCTATTACTAATGAAGGATACGCACAGTTAGTTTCCGTATTTACTATTTGTTGTGATAAAGCAATCACAGTTCATAAAGGTGGACAAGCAGATCTGGCAAATAGTAACTGTAGTTTTGGTACTTTTGGTTTAGTTGCTGATGGAGTTGGTCCTCAACAATATACAGGAGTTGTTACAGCAAGTGCTACTGCTGGACAAGATAACATTACCATCAATGTTGGTGCAGTCACCACTAGACCATACGATGGTCAGGTTGTCTATTTTGATCAACTCTACAAGTCTGTAGAATCAATTACTATTACCAATGGTGGTAGTGGATATACCAGTACTCCATCTGTTACTGTTTCGTCTCCCTCAGGTCCAAATGGAGAAGTAGCAACTGCATTTGCAGCCATAGAAAATGGCACTGTAACAGAAATTGATATTATTAGCACTGGAAGTCAATATACTGGAACTGCTACGATTACTATTTCTGCGCCAGACACTGGAACAACAGCAGCTGCCACCGCTAATATGGCAGATACTTATTACACAATAAATAGTTCTACTCCAATTACTGCTGGCATTACTACATTAACCCTTGCCGAAAATCTCATCAATACTGTTGGAGTTGCATCAACGGCATATTTTTTCCAGCAAAGTAAAATAATTGCTAGTTCACATACTTTTGAATATATTGGTTCTGGCAATGACATTACCACAGCAACTCCAAAGAGAGGTGGTGTTGGTATTCAAGCGAATGAAGTTGTAAGTCAAAATGGAGGAAAAGTGATTTATACCAGTACAGATCAGTCTGGTAACTTTAGAATTGGTGATGACTTACAAATCAATCAAAATACTGGAACAATCAGTGGAAGAGCATTCTCCAAGAGTCTCTTTTCAGAAATGACACCCTTTATCTTAGCACTCAGTTAAATGGCACAGTTAGCACTTAATAGATTTAAAACAGAAACGATTGAACTGACCACTGATGATCAGACAATCTATACTGCGCCTACTGGTTATACTGGTATCGTTCTTTATGCACACATCACCAATGTTGCTAGTTCTTCTACTACAGTAACAATGTCACATGTGAGAAGTTCTACAACTACAGAAATTATTAAAGATGCAACAGTTCCTGTAAACGATGCTTATATTCCCCTTGATGGTAAATTAGTTCTACAAACCAATGATTCTATAAAAGCGAGTGCTGGCGCAAATAGCACTCTCAAAGTTCTTCTCTCAGTCTTAGAGACTGCAAACTAATGCCAAGACTAATAAGCGAAGTCAATTCTGGTGGTGGAGCTATCGGCATTGCAAGTGATAGTATCGATCTTGGTAATATGAAAAAACTTAATTATGAGAGTAATAGAATTCAGTATGACTCCAATACAGGAATTGCAACAGTATTCTCTAATCCACTAACAATAGTTGGGTTATAAATATTTTCATGATCTCTTGTAGATATGAAAAAGAACGGCAAGTGTAAAGCAGGATATTACTACTGCTATACAGATGAGAAATGTAAACCTATCCCTAAAGGATTTAAGGTAGTTGGTGCTGCCGGTATGCTCCGCAAGGAGAATGGACATTCTGTCGATGATGAGGGTGAAACTAAAAAGAATGGGAATGGAAACGGGAACGGGAACGGTGGTGCCGTCTCGGAGGGGAACAAGAGTGGTGATTCTTCTCTGCGTGACTGGTTTACTAAGAGTAAGTCTAGTGATGGCAAGCCTGGCTGGGTTCAGTTGGGTGGAAAGTATGCAGGAAAACCCTGCGCCAAACAACCAGGTCAAACCACAAAACCCAAGTGCGGTTCTAGCAAAATGAAGCGTAATCTTTCCAAAGATGAGGAAGAAGCAGCGTTCCGTCGCAAGAATCGTCAAGATCCAAATCCAGATCGTAAAGGAAAGGCAATCAACGTGAAGACTGAAGCAAAAGACCATGAAGTATCTATGGCACAATCTCAGTTGAGTAGTGCTGAAAAAAATATTAAGGATCTTAAAAAGAAAATTGGTAAGAAAGAAAAAGATCTACCAGCGTGGATGCAAGCAAAAATTACAGATACGGAGCATAACATGGATGCTGCTGCAGGATATATGAAGAAAGAGGAATCTATCCTAGAAAAGGAAATGCGTGATAAGCAAGGCAACGATAAATTTGATCGCTATAAGCGTATGGTTCGCCATAAGCAAGATAAGTATGGAGTTTCCACACTTAAACAGCGTGTTATGACTGGTGCAGATCACAACATCGACAATGAAAAAAAGGCAAAAGGTATGAAAGAAGAATTTATAACCTTACCTCTCCATGTTGAGATTCCAACCAATATCAGAGACTTCAATCTTGGATTGATGTTCCGTGAGAGTTTAGATAAGAACAGTGGAATGTTTTTTGTATTTGATGAAGTTACTCAACAATCTTTCCACATGAGAGAGACTAAGATTCCTCTTGATATTGCTTTCATTAGAGAAGATGGTATTATCGAAAGCATCAAACAGTTAGAACCATTTGATGAGTCTGCAGTTTACTCTAACGGAAAAGTATTCTGTGCTCTGGAAGTAAATCGTGGATGGTTTGAAGAAAATAACGTAGAAGTTGGAGATCAAATTCAAATTGAGGAAGGCGAGAAAGATGCTTGCTATCATAAGGTCAAGTCTCGTTACTCCGTTTGGCCTTCTGCCTATGCGTCTGGAGCACTGGTAAAGTGTCGTAAGGTAGGTGCCAAGAACTGGGGCAATAAGACCAAGAAAGAAGGATATGATTATTCAAATTGGAGAAGTGATTTCATTGCCACTGAGTATGAGTTTACTGATCTCATTACGGCAGAAGAAGAGATGAAAGAAGCAAAGAAGTGTTGGCCTGGATATGAGAAGAAAGGTACACAAAAACTCTTTGGTAAGACATACAACCGTTGCGTGAAAAAAGAAGAGAGTGAATGTTCTAATACCGAAAAAGGTAAAGATTGTCCAGTGCATGGAAAAAAATGTTGTCCAAGTTTGGTCAAAGAAGCAACTACTCTTCCAAGAAAAACTGGACAAATTATAAGAGTCTTCCTTACATTTAGGGGTAAACTGTATATTATTCAAATGTTCTTCCCATCTGTCGTTAAACCAAGCAGAGCAGAAGTACAAGCACAAATTGAAAAAGTTTATCCTGGTGGAAAAGTAAGGAATTATGACATTTCTGACTATGAACCAGGGGAACCTCTCCTACATACGGAAGACTGGCAAAAGAAGTCGGGTAAGAATCCAGAAGGAGGTTTAAATGAAAAAGGTAGAAAGTCATATGAACGTGAAAACCCAGGAAGCGATCTTAAAAGACCTTCAAAGAAAGTTGGGAACCCTCGTAGAAAGAGCTTTTGTGCGAGAATGAAAGGTATGAAGAAGAAGTTGACTTCTTCCAAAACTGCAAACGATCCCGATAGCAGAATCAATAAGTCCCTTAGAGCTTGGAACTGTAACTAATGAAAAACTTCAAACAATTTATGACAGAAAGCGTCACCATTCAAGGTGACTTTAATGGAACTCTCAATGTAGGATATGATCCTGTTCAGCAAAAAGTTGATGAGCAAAATCAATATCTTGCAGATGTAGTTTGGATGGGAAGTATCTATAG